CGAGGCGCACTACGCAGGGGCAGATGCGCGCACCAAGCATCAGTTCCGAGTTGAGCTGCAGGTGCTGGTCGAGATCGCGAAGTGCGAGGAGCGGCACGAGATCAACATGGAGCCGGTGCACATCGGGCAGCAGTCGGCGCGGGGCACGGTGCACTGATGCCGCGGCGTCCGAAGTCTATTTGCCGCCATAGAGGCTGCGGCGCGCTGATCGAACAGCCTGGCTTTTGCGAGAAGCACAAACAGGAGTCGGTCGGCTGGAATCGCAGTCACCAAGGAAAGAGTGCGGCAGAGCGCGGATACGACGCAGAGTGGCGGAAGAAGAGGGAGCGAATCCTCCATCGGGACAGCGGGCTCTGCCAGCCATGCCTGAAGCACGGCATCGTCCATTGCGGCGACGAGGTTGACCACATCGTCAGCAAGGCCGAGGCGAAGAGACTCGGATGGACGCGTGAGCAGATCGAGGACGACAGCAACCTCCAGGCGATCAACTCCGAATGCCACAAGGAAAAGACAGCGCGGGAGCGGCGAGGCTGGTCGAGGTAGGCATGCCGTCAAGGGGGGCGGGAAATCTCTGCAGCTTTTTCGCGTGTGACCGTCCGCCCCGTCAAATTTTCGCACCCGCGAAAAATAAAACTTAATGGATTGCCGCCGGGCATCGACCTGACGCCGGTTGGTATTCACCCAACATAGGAGCAGGGCCATGCCTGGTGTAGCCGGGCGCTCCGGCCGAAAACCCAAACCGACGCAGCGAAAGATCGCAGCTGGGAATCCAGGCAAGCGAGCGCTGAATAAAGAGGAACCGGATTTCGGGGCGGTCACGAATGTGGACTCGCCGGAGTGGATCACCGGGTACGCCCGCGATATGTGGGAACGCGTCGTGCCGCTGCTGTGCAAACAGCAGGTGCTGCAGATGACCGACCTGCATAACGTCGAGGTGTTCTGCGGGGCATATGGCAACTGGCGCATGGCCAGTGAGGAAGTTGCGAAACATGGAATTGTCGTTTCTGGCGCGCAGGGCGGACCGGTGAAGAACCCGGCACTCACGGCAGTCAACGAGGCAGCACGGCAAATGGCGACCTACGGCGCGCTGCTCGGGCTCGATCCTTCAAGCCGCGCACGCCTGGTTGGCGGCGGAAAGAAAAAGCCGGATAACGAATTCGCTGCGCTACTCAATGGCTAAGACAAAGGCAAAGGAGCTCTACCCGCGCGTCGAGGCTGGTTTGAAGTGGGCTCGCGACGTGGTAGCTGGTAGGGTCCCGGCCTGCCGATACGTGAAATTGGCATGTCAGCGCCATTTCGACGACGTGGTCGCCAGCCGCACGAAAGCATACAAGTATCGCTTCGACCCGGCAGCAGCCGAGAAGAAGCTCAAGCTGATCGAGCTGCTGCCGCACACGAAAGGCGAGTGGGCATTCAAGCGGCAACTGGTCACGCTGGAGGGGTGGCAAAAGTTCGGCCTGGCGTGCACGTTCGGCTGGAAGCGGAAAAAGGACGGCCTCCGGCGGTTCAGGGAGAGCTACTGGGAGGTCTGCCGCAAGAACGGTAAAGCATTAGACGTAGATACGCCTGTCCCAACGCCGGATGGCTGGAAGCGGCATGGCGATTTGGTACCAGGGGATCTAGTTTTCGACTCGAGCGGTAAGCCTCAGCGTGTAGTTGCTGTGACAGATCACTACCTTGGCCCGGCGATGGAGGTTCAGTTTCCCGATTGTGGCGCAATCGTGGCGCACGAGCGACACGAATGGGTAACTGATCGGAGCTGGTACACGAAGCGGCCGCGCGGAAGCAGGGCTCCACTTCCGAGAGTGGAAACGCGGGAGATCGCTGACACATTACGAGGTGGTGGCAGAGGTGATTTTGTTCACCGCATTAAGCTCGCTGCGGCATTGGATTTGCCGGATGCTGAATTGCCAGTCCCGCCATATACGCTGGGCGCTTGGCTTGGCGATGGAACTTCTCGTTCGGCGATGATTACTAGTGCTGATCCAGAAATACCGGAGCGCATCCGCTCAGAGGGAGTTCCATGCGTGCCAGTCGCCGAATTTCGCGGAAAAGCGCGGCTCTATCGACTTTCGGATGGGGATAGAAGCCAGGCCGCGAGGAACGTCTGCTTGGCAGCCAAGTTGCGCGGTCTGGGCATTCTTGGTCCTGAAAAAAAGCGTATCCCGGACATTTATTTACGCGCATCCATTGCGCAAAGGTTGGAACTGCTTCGCGGGCTGATTGACACCGATGGATATGTTAGCAAGAAGGGGCAGGTCGTTTACAGCACGATAAGTCACGCTCTGATGCACGGCGTGATGGAGTTGGTTCGCTCGCTTGGGATGAAGCCCACCCTTCGGACTGACACGGCAGTTCTCAATGGCAAGGATTGCGGGGCGAATTACGAGATTCAATTCTTCCCGCCCTTCGGAATGGCGGTTGCGCATTTGCCTCGGAAAGTGGAGCGGCAAATGCGCATGCATGGAACTGCGCGTCGTAGCGCAGCTCGCACGGTGATCGGTGTTGAAAGCGTCGGCGAGCGCATGGTGAACTGCATTCAGGTCGAAACCGGAATGTATCTGGCTGGCCTTGGAATGGTTCCTACGCACAATAGTGTGATCGCCGCCGGTGTCGGGATCGGGATGTTCGTCGCCGACGACGAGTTCGGCGCCGAGGTGTATGCCGGCGCGACGACGGAAAAGCAGGCCTGGGAAGTATTCCGGCCGGCGCGCCTGATGGTCAAGCGCTCGCCGATGTTGATCGAGGCTGCCGGCATCGAGGTCAATGCCCAGAACATGAACAAGCCGGAGGATGGAAGCCGGTTTGAGCCGCTGATTGGTAACCCGGGCGACGGCGCGTCGCCGTCCTGTTCGATCGTTGACGAGTATCACGAGCACGATACCGCGGCGCTGTACGAAACCATGTTGACTGGCATGGGCGCGCGCCGCCAGCCGCTGATGTTCATCATCACGACGGCCGGCGCGAACATCGAGGGCCCGTGCTACGACAAGCGGCGGCAGGTTGTCGAGATGTTGGAGGGCACGGTACCGGACGACGAGCTCTTCGGCTGGATTTTCACGATCGACGAGGGCGACAACTGGACCGATCCTAAGGTGCTTGCAAAAGCGAATCCCAACATTGGGATTTCTGTTTTCCAGGACTATCTGGAGAGCCAGCAGCAGCGCGCAATACGCGTCGCGCGGTTCACGAACACGTTCAAGACCAAGCATCTGAACGTCTGGACGTCGGCGAAGGCGGGCTATTTCAACATCGAAACCTGGAAGGCCTGCTTCGATTCGACACTGACGCTCGAGCAGTTCGAAGGCCAGCCGTGCATTCTTGGCTACGACTTGTCGAAAAAGCTCGATCTGACGGCGATGGCGCGCCTGTTCTATCGAATGATCGATGGAAAGCGGCACTACTACAGCGTGGCGCCGCGCTTCTGGGTGCCGGAAGACACTGTCAGGGATACCGAAAACCGCCGGATGGCCGAGCGGTACCAGGCGTGGGTGAACACCGGGGCGCTGATCGAAACGGATGGTGCCGAGATCGACTACCGGGAGATTCTGGCCGAGACGCTCGACGCGAATCGGATGTCGCCGGTGCAGTTTTGCCCGATGGACCCCACCGGTGCCGCAGCACTGGCGCATGAGCTGGACGACCAAGGCCTGAATCCGGTAACGGTGACACAGAACTACACCAACATGAGCGATCCGATGAAGGAACTGGAAGCCGCCATCATGTCGGGGAGGTTCCACCACGACGGCAATCCGATCATGACCTGGTGTATCGGCAACGTGATCGGGAAGAACTTGCCAGGCAACGACGACATCGTCAGGCCGATCAAGCAAGGTAACGACAACAAAATCGACGGCGCTGTCGCGCTGATCATGGCAGTGGGTCGCGCGATGAGCAATGACGGCAGCGGAACATCATTCTGGGAACAATCCTGATGCAAAAACTACGCGCAGCGCTTGCTGGATTGGGAGCGAAGTTGCCGGCCGCAATGCCGGATGTCCTGATCGTGGCCGGCGTCGGCTCCATATCGTATGGTGCAGGGCTCCTGCATCCGGCCGCAGGATTTATCACTGGCGGCGTACTGACGCTTACATTCGGCGTGCTTTCGGCTATGAAGGCGGACAAATAATGTCGTTTCTTGTCCCGTCGCGCCTGAAAAGCGTGTCCTTTTCGCCTGAGTTGCAGGATTTTTTCAACACCAGGCTATCCGCGACGGGTAAGGCGGTCAACATCACGACGGCGCTTGAGGTGTCAACGGTTGTGGCCTGTGTGCGCGTGATTGGCGAGGGAATCGCTCAGGTTCCGCTCAAGTTGATCAAGGAAGAGAAGGACGGCCGGTCGCGCCTGCCGGCGAAGGATCACCCGCTCTATGAAGTCCTGGCATGCCGTCCGAACTTCTGGCAAACGTCGTTCGAATTTCGCGAAACGCTGGCGTGGCACGTGGTTTTGACTGGCAATTTCTTCGCCTTCAAGAACGTTGTCGGCGCCGGCAAGATCAAGGAGTTAATCCCGCTCGATCCGGGCTGTGTGACCGTGACGCGCGATGACAATCTTGCTTTGACCTACACGGTAACGGCGCCGAGTGGAAAGACAAAAGACTTCCCGGCCGAGTCGATATGGCATGTCCGAGGTCCGAGTTGGAACACATGGATGGGTCTTGAGGCTGTTCGGATTGCGCGCGAGGCAATCGGACTCGCAATGGCCACCGAAGAGCAGCATGCGCGCATGCATAAGAACGGCGTGCGTGCTTCTGGCGTGTATTCAATAGAAGGTACCTTGAATGCAGTCCAGTACAAAGATCTGAGGAACTGGATCGACACCGAAATGGCTGGTTTGGCGAACGCTGGCAAGCCAATAGTGTTGGATCGCAATGCGAAGTGGCTGAATACCGGTATTACCGGCGTCGACGCGCAGCACCTCGAGACGCGAAAGCACCAGATCGAAGAGATTTGCCGCTTCTTTCGAGTACTGCCGATCATGGTCGGATATTCCGACAAGGCAGCGACGTACGCAAGCGCGGAGCAAATGTTCCTTGCGCACCTAGTGCACACGCTTTCACCTTGGTATGAGCGTCTCGAGCAGTCCATCAACGCCAATTTGCTGACAAAAAAGGACCGGGAAGAGGGTTATTACTCGCAATTCGTCGAGGAAGGCTTACTCCGCGGTGACTCGAAGGCAACGGCCGAGTTCCTCACCAAACTCACTACGAACGGCGTGATGACGCGCAACGAAGCGCGAGCAAAGCTCGATCTAAACCCGATCGACGGATTGGATGAGCCACTGACGCCAGCAAATATGAATATTGGCACCGATCCGGAGCCGCAAGGAGCTGCGAATGGCAACGAAAACCCGTGATTTTGCTTTCGAACTGAAGGCCCTGAAGGAGGATGGGTCCTTTGATGGCTACGGAAGCGTCTTCGGCGTGAAGGATAGCTACGACGAGATCGTCGCGGCGGGCGCATTTACTGAGTCGCTGGCAGCGCATAAGGCCGCTGGCACCATGCCGGCACTCTTGTGGCAGCACCGGAGCGGCGAGCCTTGCGGCGTCTATACCGAAATGACCGAGGACAACATTGGCCTGAGGGTCTCTGGCCAGCTGGCGCTGAAGACGGCGCGCGGTGCAGAGGCCTACGAGTTGCTGAAAATGAAGGCCATCAGCGGCCTGTCGATTGGATTTGCCACGCGCGAAGACTCGTATGACCGCGTGACTGGCATCCGGACGCTGAAAAAGGTCGATTTGTGGGAAGTGAGCCTGGTCACGTTCCCGGCAAATGATGCGGCACGCGTGCAAGGCGTGAAGAGCATCGAAAGCATTGAGAACTTGCGCGATGCGGAGCAGTACCTGAGAGATTCCGGTCTGAGCCGCACGCAAGCCCTGGCGTTTATCGCCAAATTGAAATGCCTTGGACAGAGCGATTCTGATGAAGGCGACATGCAGCAAATCGTCGAGGCGTTGAAGCGCCGAGGCGCGGTACTCGCCGCATAAGCGAACCATTCAAATCACCACCCAGCCGGCCGCGAGCCGGTTTTTTTACGTCCAAAGAAAGGCATTGCCATGAAAAAGACCCGACTGTTCGGCGTTCTCCTGATCGCCGTTGTATCCATCCTTTCCGGCGGCGCGTTTGCGATCGACCCGGCGACCGCAATCTCCTTTGCGCAGCACATCGGTAGCCCGGATGCTCTAGCATTTGCTGGCCTGGCCGCGATGCCGTTCATGGGCGACACTGCCGTCGACCAGATCAAGTCTCTGATCGAGACGCAAGGAAAGGCATTCGAAGAGTTCAAGAAAACGAATGACGAACTCATCAAGGCGAAAGCCGAAGGCAAGGCCGTTGCCGACCTGGAAGCCAAGTTGGCCAAGATCGAAAAGGACCTGACCAATGGCGAAGCGCTCAATCAAAAGCTGACGGCAGCCGAGCAAGAGGTCAAGGCGGCAAAACTGGCAGCTGAAGAAGCGAAGACTGCTGTCGAGGAACTGGAGGCGAAGCTCAATCGCCAAGGCCTGGGTGGTAAGGGCTCCGAGAAGAAATTCGACATCAATCAGTGGGTGCGCGGTGTCGTTGACGCAAACGTGAAGGGCGTCGTCAATCTCAGCCCGGAACATCAAAAAATGTTCGCCGCGGTCGAGGCTGAATACAAATCGCTGTCTGTTTCCAACGATACGACCGGCGGCTACCTCGCTCCGGTGGAGTTCGTCCGCGAAATCATCAAGGGCATCACTGAAATGAGCCCGGCGCGCAGTCTGGCACGTGTGAAAACGATCGGCGGCAAGGCTTATACCCAGCCCAAGCGCACCGGCCAGTTCGCTGCCCGTCGGGTTATCGAACAGGGCAGCCGTTCTGAAACTGACGGTCTGCGCTACGGCATGATCGAGATTCCGGCGCCAGAAATCTATGCGCTGATCGACATTTCGCAGCAAAACCTGGAAGACAGCGCATTCGATCTCGAAGCCGAACTCAATTCCGAGGCAACCGAGCAGTTTGCTGTTGCGGAAGGTGCGGAGTTTGTCACCGGTAGCGGTGTGGGCGAAATGGAAGGCTTCCTCACCAACTCGGGCGTGGCAACGACGAACAGCGGTTCTGCAGCTGCAATAACGGCAGACGGCCTGTTGACGCTGAAGCATGGGATCAAGAGCGGTTACGCGAGGAATGCAACCTTCGTCCTCAATCGCACTACGCTGGGGAGCGTTCGCAAGCTGAAAGACAGCCAGGGGCAATACCTCTGGATGCCCGGCATTGCAAACGGCAAGCCGAACACCATCGACGGCGATCCGTACGTCGAACTGCCGGATATGCCGAACGAAGGAGCAAACGCCAAACCGATTGCCTACGGTGACTTCCTGCGTGCCTACATTCTCGTCGACCGCATCGCGATGAGCATGCTGCGTGATCCGTACACTCAGGCAACCAACGGCAACATTCGATTTCTGTTCCGTCGCCGTGTCGGTGGTCAAGTGGTGCTGGCAGAAGCTATCCGCACCATGACCTGCTCGGCCTAACTTCGGTCTCCGCTGAATAAGGCATACCGCAGTAAGGCAGGCCAGCGCCTTCGGGTGTCGGCCTCATCAATCCAGATTAAGGAGTATCTCCCATGTCTTCCCGTGATCTTCACAACAACATCCATCTCAAGCGTGCGATCAGCCCGGTTTCCGTAGCGGATAACACGGCCCAGGTATCGCAAATCATCGACACCGCCGGCTACGAATCGCTGGAATTCGCGATCAATATCGGCTCGGTTGCCGATGCAGACGCGACCTTCACCGTACTCGTCGAGGACGGTGCGCAAGCGAACCTATCCGATGCCGCAGCCGTCGCCGATACGTTCCTGCTCGGCACCGAGGTTCTGGCCGGGTTCCAGTTCGACGACGACAACGAGCCGCGCAAGATCGGCTATGTCGGTGGCAAGCGTTACGTGCGCCTGACCATTACCCCAGCCAACAATGCCTCCGCGGCTCTGCTGTCGGCAATTGCCATTCTCGGCCATCCGCGCAATGCACCGACTGCAAACCCGCCGGCATAACCGAGCAGTGTCATGAATAAGAGGGCGGCTTCGGCCGCTCTCTGCTTTTCAATCGAGGAAATGTGATGAAAATCCGCATGCTGAAGACGGAAAACGGCTCTGTCGACGGGATCCGTGTGAAGGCCTATGAGCAAGGCGTCGAATACGACCTGACTAATACACAGGGCGAGCGTGAACTGGCGGCCGCTTTCGTCGCTGCCGGCATGGCGGAGGAGGTCGAGGACACGCCGACCGCCCCGTTGCTCGAGCAGAAGGCGGGACCGATTGCCGAAGAAAACAAGGCTGAGCCGCTGGCCCCTGAAAATAAGGACGAACAGCCCGCCGAATCCAAGCGCGGCCGTCGCAAGTCCTGACCCACACAGAATTCACCCGAAAGGCGCCCTAACCCGGCGCCTTTTTTCATTTCAACGCACCAATGAGGTCAACATGAAGCGCCTATTCGCATTCTTCACGGCGGCATTCCTGTCGCTCGCCTTCCTGATCCCGGTACCGGCTTTGGCGACGACCGGTTACGCGACTGGCTTGCGCAATGCGCAGCTGGATGCGATCACCACTTACGCCGGCAACGGTGCGCTCTTGCGACTCTATGACGGCACTCGCCCGGCGACCGGCGGTACGGCCACGACGAAATGTGCGGAATTCACGCTCGGATCCCCGCTTGCGTCGGGCGCGTCCAGCGGGGTGCTGACTATCACGAATCCGTCTTCCACCACAGGGCTTGCGGCATGTACCGTGACCTGGTTCCGCATCGTCAAAAGCGACGGAACAACGCACGTCATGGACGGCTCCGTCAGCACGTCGGGCGCGGACTTGAACCTGAACACGACCACCACGAGCGTCGGCGTCACCGTCAGCATTACCTCTTTCACCATCACGCGCGGTAATCCGTAATGCTCGCCGATGCGGTCCTATTTACACACAACGGCACGGGCGGCACGTCGACCTTAACCGTTGCAGGCGTCACCGGTTATCCGCAGCCGAGTGACGTGCTCGGGTCGTCCGGCACGCGCCTGGTCGATTATGAGGCGGCCGAATACACGGACAGCACGTTCAGCACCCTGTCGAAATACGAAGCCGGAGAAGGCTCTCTCAACCTTGCGACGGGCGTTCTAACCAGGTCGGTAATTCATACAACTTGGGTTAGCGGTACCGGCTATAACTGGTCCAACCCGTCAGCAGTAAATTTCGGCAACACAGCGGCCAATATTCGGGTCAGGCTCGGCGCTTCGTTGCGCTCGCTGCGACCAGCGCAGCCGTCGATCCAGAACAGTTTCGGCGACACGAAATGGCAACCGATCAACACCCGCACACAGGCCGACACCAATGCCGGTACGCTGGTGCTTACCAGCGGCACGGAATACCTGATCCCGATCGAATACGCGTTCGGTCGCCCGATTACCTCGATCGGTTTGGAAGTGACGACGGCAGCGGCCGGCAACGCGAGACTGGCTCTGTTTGAGTGGGACACTGATGGGCTTGGCGGCAATCTGATTACTGAATTCACCTCGTCGACACAGATCGATCTGTCGACGACAACGGGCGTCAAATCAGTCACGCCAGCTACCCCGGTGCGCCCCCCGCCTGGGTTCCTATTTCTGTGGTTACAAGCGAACGTCGGTGCCACGCTCCGCACATATTCGACGGCCGGCTCACCGGGCGTCGGCATCCATAGCGCCCGCGACATCATGTATTTCTCGAAAACAGGCACATATGGCGCCGCACCGTCGGTTGCAAGTAAAACGGGCTGGACACAAGTCGCGCGCAATTCTGCGGTACCTCCCTCGGTGGTGATCAAATGACCTACGACGACGACCACAGCGTGACACTCGCGCCTGGCAACTGGCCAGGGTTGGCCGAAGCGATCAGCTCTGCCGGGCACGTGCTCGAAAACAATAACGGGCACTGGTACGCCGACGATGCGCCCGCCGCGCAGGCGATCATTGACGCGTTCACGCCGCAGATGGCGCTGGATTTTGCCAAGGCGCAGGCGACCATGGAGGTCAACAAGATCGCAAAGCGGCTGTTTGATGCGGCCGTCGCCAACAACTCGCGGGGTGAGACAGCCGGCTGGTCAACCCTACGGGCCGAGATGCTGGCATACAAGGCGAGCGGCAATGAGGCTGACTGCCCATGGATCGCCATGGAAGCAGCGGATCGAGGCATCAGCGTCGCAGCCTTGGCCGCCAAGGTGGAAGGCAATGCTGCCAGGTTCGAGGTGCTGCGCGCGGCCATCGCAGGGAAAAGCGGCAGGCATCGCGACAATATCGCGGCTCTCACCGATGTCGAAAGCGTTCTGACCTACGACTACACCACCGACTGGCCGGAGGTCTAAATGGCGCTCGGGCTCGGCGCGCTCGGCCTTGAGACGCTCGGACTAGGCGAGCAGAAGGCGAGCGGCGGCAGTGGTGTCACCGGGACCGCCGCCTGGACTGAAGCAAACGACACGGCTGCTGCGACTGGCACGGCCACAGTCTCTGGCTCCGGTGCGGTAACCGAGGCAAACGATACCGCTGCAGGTTCCGGTGTAGCGACGGTGTCTGGAAGCGTTGCGACGGTCGAATCCGATGACACTGCGGCCGCCGCCGGTACCGTTACCGTATCGGGCACCGCTGGCTGGATCGAGGAGGGCGACGCGGCGGCGGCGAGTGGTGGGGCTACAGTTTCTGGCAGCGCCGCCACCGTAGAAGCCAACGACACGGCGGCAATCTCCGGCACGGTTTTGGTATCAGGGACCGCGACCTGGACTGAAGCGAATGATGCCGCCGCCGGCAGTGGCCAGGTGAGCGTTACCGGTACCGCGGCACTCACCGAAGATAACGATGCAGCCAGCGGATCTGGTGTCGTCGGTGATGTGGTCAGCGGGTCGGCATCCTGGACTGAACAGAGCGACACAGCCGCCGGCAGCGGCACCCTCAGCGTGACCGGATCGGCTGCACCGACGGAGCAGGCCGATACCACAAGTGCCGCGGGAACCGTAGCGGTCACCGGTACGGCCGCGTGGACCGAAAGCAACGACGCGGCGGCTGGTAGTGGTGCAGCGAGTGTCGCAGGTAATGCCCACTGGAGCGAAGCCGATGACGTCGCCGCCGGCGCCGGCAGCGTCACAACGGGCGTCGCCGGCGCGATCGCCGTGACTGAAGAATCTGATGCGGTGGCGATCGAGGCTGCGGTATGCGTGCGGGCGCCGCGCGGATCCGGATACCGGCGGCGGTTCGACAATACGACCAGGCCGCGCACTGCAAACCAATCACGACCGAAACAATAGACCATGACGACAACATTGATCACGCCGCCGGCCGAGCTCGCGGTGCCGCTGGCGGATGCGAAAGAGCAGTTGCGCATCGTCGGCACCGATGACGATGCTCTGGTGACAGCATGGCTTGAGGGCATTATTCAGCACGCAGAGCACTACATGGGACGGTCGATCATCAATCAGACCTGGCGCGTGACGCTGGACGAATTCCCGGACGCGATTAAGCTCTACAACCCGCCGATCGTGTCAGTCTCCTACCTCAAGTATTACGACGTCGACGGTGTGCTGCAGTCGCTCGATCCGCAGGATTACGTCCTCGACGCAGTCAGCGAGCCGGGGTACATCGTGCCGGCGCCGGATGCGCAGTGGCCGAAAACGGAGTGCGGCAGGGTCAATGCTGTGATCGCGCAGTTTGTGGCCGGCTACGGAGTTGATGCGACCGCGACCCCGGCTGCGATTCGGCTCTACATCCTGGCCAAGCTGCGCGAGCAGTTCGACGCCGGCGGCAAGCCGGACGCGATCACAACGAGCTTCATCGACCGGCTGCTGGACAGATTCAAGATCTGGAGCATCAGCTGATGGACTCGCGAACCCTGGACAGCCGAATCACCATCGAGCGCAAGACCAGCGCACAGGATCCGGATTACGGCACCTACGAGGACGCCTGGGTACCGATAACCAACGGCTCCCGAATCCCGGCAAACGCACAGGACGTCCTGCCGAGCAAGTCGGAGGCGACACGAAACGGAATTCGGATCGCCACGCAGCCGACGCGCATCAGGATCCGGTTTCGCACGGACGTTACCGGCGACATGCGCGTGGTGATTCACGGCGCTACCGACCGCATTTGCCAGATCGTGTCGGGCCCGGCCGAGATCGGCCGCCGCGAATGGCTGGAAATGATGGTCGAAAACTATTCGAGCTGATCATGACCGAATTCAAGAACATCAAGGGCGGCAAGGAACTGCAGGAGTTCCTCGACCAGCTGCCCGCCAAGATGGAAGCCAACATCATGCGCTCGGCTCTCCGGCAGGGCGCGAACGTCATCAAGGAAGAGGCAAAGGCCAATGTCCCGGTCGAGAGCGGCGATCTCCGAGACAGCCTGCGCGTCAGCACGCGCAGCAAGCGCGGTGTCGTGACCGCTTCGGTGAAGGCTGGCAACAAAAAGGCGTGGTATTGGCGCTTTGTGGAATTCGGCACGGCTGCCCACAAGATCGCCGGAAAGAAGGGCGGATTCCTGTCATTTGGCGGATTGTTCGCGAAGTCGGTTCAACACCCCGGCGCCCGTCCGAAGCCGTTCATGCGTCCGGCTCTGGATGCGAAGGCGAACGCGGCAATTCAGGCGGTCGGCGACCAGATCCGCAAGCGGCTGACGAAGCAAGGCCTGAACGCGCCCGATATTCAGGTTACGGAGGAAGAATGACCACATCATGGAAGGTCCCGGCCATGTGGGCGGGAGAGACCGTCGCAGTCCTCGCCAGCGGTCCCAGCCTGACCGCTGAATTGGCGGAATCCGTGCGCGAGCATCGCTGCATCGTCGTCAACCACAGCTGCAGGATGGCGCCGTGGGCCGACATGCTGGTGGCACTGGACGGCAACTGGCCGCAGGAGTTCCGTGATTTCGCCGGCATGCGCGTGACCGGCGTCGAGGACGAGGATCTGGACGCACTCTATATCGGCCCGAGCTACGAGCGAATCACGCTGGCACCAGGTCACGTTATCGAAACGCGGAACAGCGGGCTGACTGCCATCCGGATTGCGGCGGCGGCCGGCGCGGCGAAGATCCTGCTGCTGGGCTTCGATCCGGAGACGCGCGGCCACTGGTACGACGACGGCGCCGATGCTCAACGGCAGGATGGCGAGCCCTACCCGGGCTTGACCGCCGGCCTGAACGCGCTCATCTCCGAGTTGCGCGCGGGCGGCATCGTGGTCGAGCGCATTGCTCTGCCGGTAGACCAGGACAATCGCGAGGGCGGCAATGTCTGATGTCAAGGCGGTCCGCTACCTGTTGGCAAACGATGCGTCGCTGATCGCCGCTGTCCCCGCAGCAAAGATCATCGCCGGCCCGATTCCGCAAGGTGAGGCACTGCCGGCGATCTCGGTTGCGCATATATCGACCGTGCGGCGAAATACCGTCAAGCAGGCGGCGACCGTGTTTTGTACGTCGCGCGTTCAAGTAACGGTCCTGGCGAAGGATTATCCGACGCAAAAGTCGGTTCTCGCTCTGGTGCGCGCGGCGCTCCCAAGGACACGCGGCACCGTCAACGGCGTCTATGTCGACGACATCCTGCCAGACATCGAGGGACCGGACTTCCGCGACGACGATGAGGGAATTTACATGCAAAGCCAAGACTTCATCGTGACGTACAACGAATAACAAGCTTCATCCACGTTTCACCAACAGCCACCTTTTGGGTGGCTTTTTTATTTGGACCACCCGAAAGAAAGGAAGTAATCATGCCCGCACCGACAGTTGTACAAACGCTCTCTGGCGCCACCCTGGCCATCAGCGCCTCGATCCCGGCCTCTTACGATGCGGCCGGCTACGGTGCCACCGCTATGGTCTACACGGCGATCGGCAATATCGAAAACTACGGTAACCACGGCGTCACGTCTGCGATCACGGAATTCACGCCGGTTGATACCGCCGTGGTTGCGAAAGTAAAAGGCTCGAAGAACTACGGCACCATGTCCATGACCATCGGCAATATCGAAGGCGATGCTGGCCTTGCGATTCTCGATACGGCCGCTGAATCGACAAACCACTATTCGGTCAAGCTTACCTACCCGAGCGGCTCGATTCACTACATGGATGTTCTGGTGGCCAAGGCCGAATTTGTCGACGGCGCTGTGAACGATGTGCGCAAGCGCGCTGTTGACCTTGCCATCTGCCGCAAGCCGGTTGTTGTCGCAGCTCCGTAATCCACCACCCAGTCTTCAGGCGCAAGCCTATCCCAGCACCGACCCTGCTTGACTCGTCCTTCGCGGGACGGTCGGGCAGGGCACGGGCATTTTCATTACCCGCGAAAGGAAGAAACATGGAAAACCAAGAAAACGCAGTTGCAGTATTTAGCGTCGCTGACTTCGAGGCCTCCGACACAGCATGGCTGGAAGTCCAGAACAAGAAGGACGATGGCCCGTTGCTGTTCGGCGGCCTGCCGGTCCGTATCGAAGTACGTAGCCCCGGCACCAAGGAGGCCATGAGCGCGCAGCACAAGCTGGATACGGCAAACCAGGCGAAGACATTCGCCGCGATCCGTGGCAAGCCAATCAAGGAAACGCTTGAAGGCCAGATCGAGCAACGAGCTGACAAGCTTGCCGCAGTTACGGCGCGTATTGAGAACTTCCCGATCTCTCCCAAGGAGCTCTACTCAAATCCGAAGCTCGGTTACATCACCGCGCAGGTCGAAAAGTTCCATGGTGACTGGGCAAATTTTTAACGGCGCTCAGCGATGAGCTGAGCTTGTACGTCAGGCACAGCGCCTGGTTGAGCGCTGTGCCTGAGCACCCGCAGCAGAACGCCGGCGCGTCGCGGCGAAAGGAACAGTCGCGGCGCGAGGTGATCGAGGAAAAAGGCGCTGTGCCCGAATTGCCGGAACTCGAATGCGGCGGGTATCTGGTTGGCTATCTGTTCGAGATCGGTCCTACGGTCCCGGCCGGTATGGGTGCAGGCCCGATTTCCTTTGAAGAGATTCGGGCCTGGCAGGAACTGACCGGCATCTCCCTGAACCCCTGGGAAGCGCGCACCTTGCGGCGTCTCTCGAACGACTACCTGAGCGAATCCTACAACGCGACGAAGCCAGACCGCCCAGCACCATGGAAGCCGGAAGACATGGAGCCGGTAGACCTTCTTGCGACTGCGAGGGATCTCGAAATGGCGATGCTGAAGCTGGTGGAAATGTGAACACCGGGAGCCTCCCTTTTAGAAGAATGGTCTTGACGTTGGTGTAACATTTTCTCTTTCCACATGGGAGGGGGTATGAAAATAACGATCTTTGTCCTTATCGCATGCCTATGCCAGGCTGCATATTCCGCCGACAAGAAGATGGAGAAGTTGGCTCTTACAAAGGGAAAGGACGTGGTCGCCGGGCAGCTAAAGGATCCTGAATCAGCGCGATTCAAGAACTTGAAAGCACGAGAAGACGGCATGTACTTATGTGGCGAGGTGAATGCCAAGAACTCGTTTGGCGGTTATGTCGGGTTTAGGCGGTTCTACGCGCTCTGGCCTGTAGGGGTAGTGAGAATCGAAGGAAGTAATGAAGAGTTTGCAGATGACATTTGGACAAAGCACTGTAGCGACAACTAGGTGAAATAGACCTTCAAGGAAGCCGGCGTAATCGCCGGCTTTTTTTATTTATCAACCCGTCCAGGGCAACTTGGGCGGGTTTTTTATTGGGCAAACGATGATTGCGGGCCAGTTAGAAATTCAGCTCTACGCCGATGTCGCTCGTATCAAGGCAGACATGGACCGTGCTCAATCTGCCGTCTCGGGGGCAATGAGCGCAATCGACAAGAGCATTGGGGTTGCTAAGGCTGCTCTTGGCGGGCTCATCTCTGGGCTGGCCGCAGGAATTTCAGTCGCCGCGTTCACACAGATCGTCAAGAGCAGCGTCGAAAGTGCCGCCGCGCTCCATGATCTCAGCATTCAAACTGGGGCAACAGTGGAGGCGCTTACTGGGCTTGCGTCTGTAGGCAAATACTCAGACGTCGGTGCGCAGCAGATTGCGACGTCGATGAACTTGCTTGCCAAGAACATGGCTGGTGCGACCGATGAGAGCCGCGGTGCTGGCAAGGCAATCGAGGCCCTCGGCATCAATTTCGAGACGTTCAAGAGGTTGTCTCCCGACCAGCAGATGCAGATGGTTGCCAAGGCCATGGACAAGTTCGAGGACGGGACGGGGAAGAGTGCAGTGGCGATGGCTCTGTACGGAAAGGAGGGGGCAAAGCTGCTGCCGTTCTTGAAGGACCTCGCTCAAACGGGAGAGTTGCAAGCGAAAGTGACGACGGAACAGGCAGCGATGGCGGATAACTTTTCCGACAATCTGCTAAAGCTGAAGTCCAGCGGCGACGCGTGGAAGAAAGAGCTTGCGATGGGCATTCTTCCGGCGATGAACGACCTCTCCGAGGCTTGGCTGGCCACAATGAATGGCTCTGGTGGTTTGCGTGCCGAGATTCGCAAGTTGAGTGCTGACGGCACGCTCGATGAGTGGGCGCGCGATGCTATCAAGGCGCTGACATTTGTAATGAACGCAGGAGAGGGGGCTGCGCGGGTATTTATCGGGATAGGCAAGACAATTGGTGCGGCCGCTGCTCAGATGGTTGCCGTTGGTACTGGCGACTTAAAAGGCGCTATCAACATCGGTAAGGCTTGGTCCGCCGATTTGGATGACCTCTTGTTAAAGCCTCTTCTAGGCGATAAGTTGTTCGCCGCTTTTGAAAAGACGGCGAACGCGAAGAAGCAAGCCATCGCCGACTATCAGCAGGCTGTTTCGGATGTAATGAAGGCGTACGCCGGCTACGACCTAAAGACGCAGCAGGCGGCCATGGTCGCATTGCGAGATGCATATTTTGGGGAAGATAAAAAGGGCCTGGACTTCACCAATATTGCTGACAAAGGCGGCAAAGAAAAGGTCTCTGAGTATGAGAAGTTGATCCGCGCGATCAACGAAAAGATCGCTGCTGAGAAGATGGAGGCGGAAACTGCCGGCGCGCTCACCGACGGCCAGAAGTTGGCGCTGAAAACGATGGTGGATCTCCGTGACGGAACACTCAAGCTCACGGAAAAGGAAAAGATTCGTCTTGCTGGCATGCTCAACCTGCTTTTGCTTGAGGAGCAGAACGCCGATGCAAAAAAGCTGGCGGCAAAGGCAACGCTGGAGGCCGCGCAGGCGCACGTCAAATACATCGATGCGATGGCTGGCGACCTGAAAAAGCTGCAAGAAAACGTTGAAGCGCAGCGCGTACACAACGCGGAAATCGGCCTGAGCAAGGAAGCCATTGCCGCGCTTGAAGCGGCCAAGCTGGAGGATCAGGCAACGACTCTCGAAGGCATCGCGATCAAGAAGCTCGATAAGGACCTGGACGAGCAGCAGTACGACCTGTACAAGGCGCAAGCAAAAGCCCTTCGCGACCTCGCTGACCAGAAGCGCTTAGGTGCGACGAAGCAGGCGATGGTCGACATGGTCGACGACGCGACGAAAGAGTCTCAGAAGTCGTTCGAGGATATGAGCCGTGCGCTGACGGATTCGCTCATGCGTGGCGGGAAGAATGCTGGCGAATACCTGAAGGATTATTTCCGCACCCTCGTGCTGCGCCCGGTTATTCAGGGTGCCGTAAATATCGGGCTGAACGCTGTCGGGATGAATGGCGGCAGCGCCGCCGGCAATATCTTCCAAGGCGCGAACTTGGTTAATGCCGGCTCGAACCTCTATAGCGCGGCGACTAGCATGTCGTCGTTCGGCAACACGGCCGGCCAGCTGTACCAGTACGGTTCTACGCTTGCGAGCGGCGGAACTGCCGCGGTGAGCACCGGGGTCGGCGGTACCGGCTGGGTCTCGGCGGAAGGCGGCGAGGCGCTTCTATCGTCCAGTGCATCGTCGTTCGGATCGACGCTGGCCACGGCCGCCCCGTACCTGGCCGCTGCTGCGGCAATCTACTCAATTGTCAAGGGATTTGACCACTCCGGCACGAAGCACACCGGCGGAGCGGCGACTGCCAGCGCCGGCGGGTCGAGCACCATCGATGCGCGTGCGCTCGGCTTCATGGACATTGCAACAACGAAGGACGCCAATACTGCGGCAACTGGCCTTGCCACAGGCATCGTCAACATCCTCAACGGCACTGCCGCGACGTTTGGCAAGCAGGCGGGATACATCGCAGCTACCGCCTTTGCCGACGACACATCGAAGGACGGCGCATGGGGTGCGCTGCTGATTCAAAAGGGCGGCAAGGATCTGATCAACTGGGACGCGAACAGGCAGAGCAGGTGGGCGCCGCGCGAGTATGCCGACGGCGAGGCCGGGCGCAATCAGTACCTGGCCGAGTTGGCCGGGTCTGTGCGCACGGCGCTGGATGACATCGGCCTGCCTGGCTGGGCGAAGAGCATGCTCAACGCCTTGGGCGATGCGCCGTCCATCACCGATCTTGGTGCTGTGGTCGACAAGATCAACGCCACGCAGACGGCGCTGGTCGCCCTGGGCAAGGCGATTCCCGGCTTTTCGAAACTGAACGATCAGGCAGTCAGCGCGCTGATTAATGCCTCCGGCGGGCCCGACGCAATGGCTTCTGCGGCGAACTCGTACTACGAATCCTTCTACTCCGACAGCGAAAAGGTTGCCTTCGCCACGAAACAAGTGAGCGATGCGCTTTCGGGATTGAATTTGAAAATGCCGGCGACGAAAGAAGGCTTCCGTGCACTCGTTGAATCACAGATTGCTCTCGGTGTAGAAGGTGCGCCTGCCGTGGCCGCCTTGCTGAAGCTGGCGGGAGCATTTGATACGGTGACAACAGCCGCTGACAGGATAGCGTCGAGCAGGAGCGGGCTTGAAGCGCAGATTCTCGAACTGCAGGGAAGAAAGGGAGCGGCGCTCGCGATCACGCGCGCGCAGGAACTGAAGGCCATGGACGAATCGCTGCGGCCGCTGCAGAAGCGCGTTTGGGCACTACAGGATGAGAAAGACGCGATCGAGAACGCCAAGAAGATCGTCTCCGACCAGTTTGGTGTTCTGCAGCGAGCGGTCGACCGGGAGCGCGATGCAGCAACGAAGGCGCATGACAAGGCCATGGAGATGATCCAGGGGCGTATCGATGACGTCACCAAGTCGGTCGACAAGCTGAAAGGCCTGTCTGACTCGCTGAAGGCGACTGTCGACAAGATGCGACTTCCGTCAGAAGCGGGGGCAGATAGGGCGGCGGCATCCGCACAGATCGCCGCCGCCTTGGCGATCGCGCGCGCCGGCGGAGTGTTGCCGGATGCCGATTCGCTGCGCTCAGCCTTGGACATCGTATCCCAACCGAACGAGCAGCTTTACAAGACGTTCGTCGACTTCCAGCGCGATTTCATGGTCGACAGAAACAACGTCTCGGCGCTGTCCGAGCTGACCGATAGCCAACTTTCTGTGGAAGAGCGGTCGCTGAAAACGCTGGAGGATCAGAAGAAGCTTGCCGAGCAACTGTACACGGGCGAGATGCAGCGCCTGGATGGCATCTTAAGTGCCGCCCAGCTTCAGATCGACGCGCTCAATGGAATCGACATCTCGATCAAGTCAGTTGAGGTTGCGCTGACAGCATTCAATGCCGCTGTGAACGCGGCAAAGACTGCTTCGGCGACCGCAAGCACAAGGGCTGACATCAACCCAGACGGCAGCGCGTTGATGAACCAAATAACAGCCTACGGCGCCACGAACGGCGTAAATGCACCTCTCGTCATCCCTGGCATCAACGATTACGCGGAGAAGATGCGGGTTGCAAATGACTTGGTCAAGCTTGGTGCGTATTCGGATACTGCGTCAGCGTTTCAGTCCGCCTACGGAACGTCTCAATCGGCGTGGGAGAAGCTGCAGAACAGCATCCCGAAATTCGCTGCCGGCGGTGATCACTTGGGCGGCTTGCGTATCGTCGGCGAGCGCGGGTGGGAGATTGAGGCGACTGGCCCGGCGCGCTACTGGAACGCATCGCAGACGGCTCGCATGCTGAGCGGGGGTGGCGGGGACACGCGCCGCCTGGAGGGGCTGGTGGTCGCGTTGACCAAGGAGGTCGAAAAGTTGCGCGCCGCGACTGATAAAGGGAATGAGCACCTGCTGCGCACTGCAAACGCAGTGAATGGCAATCCTGAGGCTCCGATGCTCGTGGAGACGGCAGAATGAACGTCCTAGTCCCTATCACGATCACTGATTCCATGCTGGTCAGTAGCACTATTGCTGAACCCGCTTCAGGGGAAACAGCATGGGTCTCTGGCGGAACGTACGCATTGAGTGACCGTCGAATTCGCACAACCACGCATCGCGTCTACGAGTGCGTCAAAGCTCACATAGGTGTGACCACGCTTCCGGAAAACGACACCGTAAATTGGCTCGACGTTGGCCCGACATTGCGCTGGGCGGCCTTCGACAATGAAGTAAGCACGCCGAGCAGTGCAGTTACGCCCCTGACATACGTGCTGCAACCTGGATTTTTCAATGCGGTTGCGTTCTACGGTATGGATGGAGCGGACATCAGCGCGATCGTCAAGGATGCGCCTGGCGGAACGGTGATCTTCTCCTACTCCGGAAGCCTGCAGGAGCCGCCGATCGACTGGTACGAATGGCTGTTCTCTCCAATTAGGCCGCTCTCAAAGCTCGTTCTGCGTGACATTGTCCCGTATCCCGAGGCCGAGCTCACGATCTCAATCACGGCAACGGCTGGTACCACTGTCAGTGCAGGGATGATCGCGATCGGCGATATGCGTCTCCTGATTGGAGACGCCGAATGGGGCGGTACCGAGTACGGGGCAACGGCAGAGCCTGTCGATTTCAGCTACATCAAGACGGAATTTGACGGCACGACAAGCATCAAGAAGCGGAGGAATGCGACGGACATGCGCGTGCGCGTCGTAATGCCGCGCGAGTCTGCGGACTATGCGCTATCAACCATGCAGGAAGTGCTGTCCGTGCCGGCCGCATGGATTGCTACCGACGCGCCGGGATTTGCCGGACTCAATGTCTTTGGCCTTGGCACTGGCTCGTTGGGTTACGACAGCAACGGTCATGCCGTATTTTCAATATATGTGAAAGGGCTAGTGTAATGCCTACAGTACCGACAGTGCCAACGCCAGCGCCAACGGCGCCGGACCGTTCCGACAGATCGACGTTCAACTCGCGCGCAACGACATGGGCGGACTACCAGAAAAACAATCTGGTGCCGGAAATGTACGGGCTCGCCTCCAACGCCTACGCGAATGCGTTGGAGGCTGCGGCAGCGGCAGCGGCCAAGAACATTGATTCGTATAAGGGCGCCTACTCTGCTGGCGCAACCTATGCGCAAGGAGACAGCGTTACCTATAACGGTGAATTCTGGATTTCGAATGTCAATGGCAACATTGGGAATACCCCGGTCGAGGGGGCGAACTGGTCGCGCGTGGCTGAGACGATCACTGTCGCGACGTCAACTGCTTCCGTCACACTCACGTCAACATCGGCATACATCCAGTCGATGACGCCGACTGAATACGGCCAGTGTTTCACGCTACCTGCCGCGAATACGCTGACCATCAAGAAGTCGCACTTTCTTCTGGAGAACCCGAGCGATTTACCGGTCGGTGTGCGAGATGGCGCGGGAACGCTGAAATACGTGATCCCGCCCAGGTCGTCGACCATCGTTGCGTGCCGGGACATTAGCAGCGTTGCCGGGAAATGGGTGTTCGATCGCGAAGGCGCGGTCGGCATGCCTACGGTCGCAAAGCGCCTGGACGGGTATGCCGTCGCGTCGCACCAGCCATATCACATATCGGCGGCGATCCTCTCATCGACCTTGGCTGTTTTTCTCGTCAATAACGGATCGAACCATCTATATATCGTTGCGGCGAATCCCTCAACAGGGGAGGTCGGCACGCCATTTCTGATTGAGGCGGCAAGTATCAGCGACGCCTGTGAAGTACATGCAGTTACCGCGACGACAGCGGGCGTGAAATGGAAAAGTGGATCGAATCTTAAGGCGGCCGTTGTCACCTTTACGACCGCGACCGCGACGCCTTCTCTCGGCACTGTGGCATCGTTAGCGTGGTCGGGTGCATTAGTCGGGTCAAGTTACGCGAAATACGTCGCTGCGTGCTCGGCCTCTCTCCATGTGCTCGCCGCTCAAAATGGCTCTACCGACATTCAAGCTGCTGCTGTTACGTTCAGCGGTACGACTGCGGCCATTAGCGCGACGACAGTCGCCGCGGTTACTGGGTTTACCGGCGTCGTGCAAAACGTGCGTACCGCTGTCATCGACGCAACTAGAGCCGTAATATGGGGTGTCGAGAATTCGTCATCAACCGCCCGCATCGCAGCGGTATCTGTTGCGGGAACCACGATCACTCCTGGCGCGACCGCTACTTTTTCTGCAGGCGGGGCGGGCAATGACATCGAGGTCGTTGTTTGCAGTGGTACGCAATTGGCAGCCGCAGGATGGGACAGTGGCACGAACTATAATTTTTATGCAATCGCGCTATCGACGATCACTTTGACGGTGTCCGCGGCGGCGCATTTGTCTATTGCGGTATCGACTGGCACAAACAACGGCAGCTCAACGGTGCGGACCGGGTACCCCTTGTCCGCAACGGAGGTGCTATTTTCCTACCAGAACAGCAATAACGACTGGAGGCAATCCGTCCTGACGGTAAGTGGTTCGAGCACACCAGCGAACGCACCCATCGGGCCGGCCAGTATAAGCAGCTCAGTTCAGTACCTGACGGAACCAGCATCCGATTATTGGCCGGTCCTGAACTACTCAAACACCACTGGGGTGCAGTCGTACCTGGATGGGTACACCAGGTCGGGCAGCACGATCTCCAGAATCGGTCGATTGAAGTCCGACTTGCGGGTCAACGAGGTTGGATATTCCTGCAAACTCAGCGGTGCATATACGTGGCTGTATATGAATCACGCTCAAGGATCGCCCCGCGCTTTGGTTATCAAGAAAGTCGGGACCTCTTTGCAATCGATTGGGGAAATCCCGCTCGCAATCGGGTATGAGAATTTGAAATCCACTTTCGCCCAATCCGGTCAAAAAATCGCATTCCAGGCAAGCGTGGGTGCGTCCAGCGTCCCCGTCCTCAACTGCATCGAACTCGTCTCGTAAAGGATTGCCATGACAAAGATCATCGTAATGGGCAGTGAGATTGTGGCGGTGGGACCGTGGACGGAAACGTCCGAGGCGTTTGAGTGCGAGAACGCAGTGATCCCGAAGGCGGCGATCTCCGGCTGGCAGATTGTGGAGACGGAACTGCCGGAGGATTTCGCGCAAGGCGGCTATGAGTGGTCGGGTGGTGCGCTGGCGCGCAAATCAGCACCACCGCCAACGCAAGCGGAAAAGGATGCCTTGATCAAGGAGATCGATGCGGATGTGGATGGCATCTATGCGGCGGTGATCGGGAACCGGCAATCGGAATACGCGCTGGCTGAGTCGGATGCGAGCGCATATAAGGCGGCAGGCTATACCGGCGCCGTGCCGCAAAGCGTTCAGGCGTGGGCGACAGCGTCGAAGCAGACGGCGCAGTGGGCGGCCGATGACATTCTAGCCACCGCGGTGCAATGGCGAGGCGCGCAGTCGACCATTCGAGAGAATCGGCTCCAGCGCAAGGAAGATGTCCGCAACGCGGAGACGGCTGCGCAAATGGCCGAGGCGAGAGCTGCATGGTCGTCGTTCGTGGCCGCGATTCGCGCGCAACTTGGAGCCTGACCATGAGGGTCGCTTTCTACAAAGGGCAGAAGCGGGCGTTCAATCGCATCGTGTCGTGGTGGGCAGCGGGCCCGTATTCGCATGTGGAAGCGATTGTCGACGACGCCGGTGATCTGGCCGGGCCGGTGCTGTGCGCGTCATCGTCGTTTCTCGATGGTGGTGTTCGCATCAAGGAAATCCTACTTGACCCGGAGCACTGGGACGTCATGGATGTGCCAGCCTTCGACGACGCGCAGGTGCATGCGTGGTTCGAGGCGCATCTCGGTGACGGCTATGACCTGATCGGGCTGCTGTCCACTTGGGCGCCGGTCCGGCAGGACAAGGACCGGTGGTTCTGCAACGAGGCTGTCGGCACGGCCGGCGGGCTGCGCGAGGCCTGGCGGTTCAACCCGAACGGATTCGCGGTCGTGCTCGAACGGCTGCCTGGCAGCCGATGGATACGCGGCGGCCCGCCGGCAATCTTCCCTCCAAAACCCGCTTCGGCGGGTTTTTTAATTCCACAACAAGAAAGGTAGCCACCCATGGCAGAACCAGCGAGCTCAACAGCCGGAATCGCGATTGCAGCAGGGACGATCACGCTGACCGGCACCATTCTCGGCGTGCACTACGACGCTCTCACAGCGGGTTTGTTCGGCGGCTTGGTGTCGTTGTCCTACCTGCCGGCCATGCCGGTGCTTCGAATCGCGGGCAGCGTGGCCACGTCCAGCCTGCTTGCCGGATTCTTCGCCCCGTTGATTGCGGCTGCTGCCGTCAACTATTTTCCGTTTCTCGGCGGCATGGGCGACTACATGCGCATCGCCGCGGCCGCCGGCCTCGGGATCAGCGCGCAGGCGGTCATCCCGGCGGTGCTGAACTGGATCCGCGCGAAGGGCGAGGCGAAAGGCGGTGCGCAATGATCACTGTCCTCAACATGATCGCTGCCGTCACGGTCCTTGTCTGTGGTTTGGCGGCAATCAACAAGATGACGCGCCGCACATCTCAAGGCATGCGCGTCGCCTGGCTGGCACTGACGACCGGTGCGCTCGGTGTGCTGGTTGCTCCGCTGTACGGCTATCCGTCGCCGGGCGTGTGGGGGACGGCACTGAACGTCGGCATTGCGCTGCACCTGGTCTTCGAGCGGCGGCGATCAGATCGGAGGTGCCTATCATGACGCAATCCGACCTGCTGGCGATCATGCCATTCGCAAAGCTGCGCATCGCGGCTTTTTTTGCACCCCTCGTCGCCGCTATGCAGGAATTCGAGATCAACACTTCGGCGCGGCAGGCCGCGTTCCTGGCGCAGGTCGGGCACGAGTCGGGGCAACTGCGCTATGTCAGGGAGTTGGCTTCCGGCGTCGCCTACGAGGGGCGCGCGGACCTCGGCAACACGCAGCCAGGCGATGGCCGTCGCTACAAGGGCCGGGGCCTTATCCAGATCACCGGGCGAAAGAACTATGAGGCGTGTGGCGAGGCGCTAGGACTTGACCTGATCGGACAACCGGAACTGCTGGAACAGCCTGTCAACGCATGCCGCTCGGCCGGCTGGTTCTGGCAGGCGCACGGGTTGAATGAATTGGCCGATGCTGGCGACCAAGTGCGCGTGACGCGCCACGTGAATGGTGGTGTCAATGGGTTGGCGGACCGCTTGGCGCTCTACGAAAAGGCAAAGGAGGTACTGGCATGACGATCACAATATCATGGCACCCCTTGATGGCGCCGGCACTGGCGACGGTTGCGGCATTCGCCGCGGCGCACTGGATTCCTGTCGCGCCCGGCGAATATTCGACCATACGCAAGGCTGGGCAGTATGGCGTCGCCGCGGTCGCGGCTGTCGCCGTCTGGGTGGTCTACGGCATTGCGATGTGGTCGAGGTGGGTATGAGCGCGCTCGAACCGTACCTCGGCGCCGCCAAGGCGCTGGCCATCGTCGCGGCCGCGCTGTCCTTGTTCGCGCTTGGGCATCACTACGGCGCGCAGGGCGTGCAGGCGGACTGGAACAAGGACAAGCTCGCGCAAGCCGAGGCGGATGCTGCTGCAAACGAAACCTACCGGCTCAAAGAGCGAGCCATGTCCAAACAAGTGGAGGAAGCCAGAAATGCTGCAACGATCCGTGAAACTGCTCTACGCCGTGATGCTGACGGCGCTCGCCTGGCTGCTGACGGCCTGCGCGACGACCTCGCCGACCTCCGGCGCCAGCTGCCCCAACTTGCCGCCGATGCCTGCCGTCAGCGAGCCGATACCCTCGCAGAGCTATTCCAGCAGTGCGAGGGAAACTATCGAGGCCTGGCGGAGAAGGCTGACCGCCATGTCAGCGACGTCCAAACCTTGAGGGACGGGTGGCCGAGGTGAGTGCGCTGCCAATGCTGCTGATCATGCAGGGCGTCTGGTGGCGGTGGTGGATGCATTGCCGTCTTTGGCCAACAGATCATCGACCGCCGCCTTGCCAACCTTGAAAATCTCTTCCTTACATGCATCAAGTGGAGCGTAGAACATGATGATGACTTCGCCTTCTTTTCTGACGGTGCCGGGGCCGATGGTGTAACCACGGTATTCCATCGAGTTTTCTTTGATGAACTGTTCGTATTCCATCTCAAATCCTTTCAGGCTATTGCTCTTCTGCCGAGCGCCGCGCAGCGGCTCGCTAGATTGTTGCGTTTGCAGCCATTCTAGCCCCATCGCCCACTGCTGCCGCGCCTCCTTCAGATAAAATTCCCAGATGAAAATCCTTCTCCCCATCCTCGCGCTGGTTCCGGCCCTGGCACTCGCCCAATCCACTGAAGTGTTGAATCCGGACGTCCGGCAGGAAACTATCAATGAAACGATCTGCCAACCGGGCTACACGAAATCAGTCCGACCGTCGACGACATACACGAACGGCGTCAAGCGTAAGTTACTGCGTGAGCAGGGCATCGATTTCGAGGCGCACGCCGGCGAGTACGAACTCGACCACATTATCCCGCTGGCGGTCGGCGGCCATCCGCGCAACATCCACAATCTGATGCTGCAGCACTGGGACGGTGCCGACGGCGCGAAGGTCAAGGACAAGCTGGAAGTGCGGCTGCAGAAAGCGGTTTGCCGGGGTCAGATAACGTTATCTGCAGCGCAAGCCTGCATCTGGTCGGACTGGCAGGCGTGTGCGCGTAAAGTCCGGCGCTAACCCGTACGCTTATGCGCCCGGCAGCGATTGCTGAGCGCTTGCCTTGGTAGTTTTCGGCGCCGCGTGCGCGACCAGGCGCTCGGCCGGGTAGCGCTGCTCGAAGAACGCCGGCGCATCCTCGACGGGGCAGTGCAGCCATTCGTCGTACTGGTCCGGCGACAGGAGCACGACCATCCTTTTCTCGTCGTTCGGTTTGTGCATGCGCTGAAAGATCTCGTGCCCGTCGGCGTTGATTGTAAGCATGGTGTAGGACAGCAGCGGGAGTCCGGTCGGACCGTCTTGCCTGTATTCCCACAGCCCGGCGATCGCTAGCGGGCTGCCGTCGGCGTTACCGATCTCCCATCGCACCGCCTTTCCGGTCTCGTAGCACGGCTCAAAGATTGACGCAGCCGGGATGATGCAGAATTGCCGGCGCTTCCAAGCATTGCGAAAGCTAGGCCTCTCGGTGAGCGTCTCGGTGCGCGCATTGTAGGTATTGCGCGCCAGCTTCATCGGCTCTTTCGCCCAGTGCGGGGCGATACCGAACATCCCGAGGGCAGCGGCCCGGTCTCCAGGCACCGAATCGCCACGCGGCGGCCGAATGAATGGCGCCATGTCGGCCGGATAGGCTTCGGCCTTGAATTCCGAATCGGGCGGGGCAACGCCGAAATGATGCTCCAGCTGGTCGCGTCTCGATGGGGTGTAGTTCGCGCACATACCCCGATTGTAGCGTCAGAACTTCGCGCTCGCTGGCCACCCCTCTATCTTCAGGCGGGAGAGGGCGGTTTCGTCCATTGCTGTGGAAGTTCCTGCGGCGCATCGATCGCTGCGCGCACCTTGGCTGCCAGTTCCGGCGCCGTCTGCTCGGTATGCTGCAGCAGCGTTTCAATGATCGAAGCCATTTCCAGAACAGAATGCGGCTCCACGACGGATGTGTAAGCTGCGCGCCATGCCGGGTCGCCAGCTTCCGACTCTTCAAGCGCCAGGCTGCATGCGGCCTTGATGACTTTGAGCGTGTTCATGAACTTATTCTAGTCCGTGTTTCAGTGCTGATATACTGTTTATATATACAGTATATTGTCATGGATTTCCTCCTCAACCTTGCTTTTTCGAGCGGACGGCGGATGGCCGATGTCGTGATCGCCGACACGGATCCGTTGCGGGGAAGTCTTATCGTGCGGGATTGGCCACCCCGCGGGATCAAGCGCGAAGTCTGGTATCGCCGTGCGGCGGTCTTTTCGTTCCGTGATAAGGGTGCGCAGGGCGAGTTGTGGTTGTTCGATCCGCAGCTGCGGCGTGCAACCGACGTCTACCTGGAGCTCACCGGCGTCGAGCAGGTCGAGCGGCAGTATTTCGTGCAGAGCTGGATTCTGCGGCTGGCGCCGGCCGGGGCCAGTTGCGGATTCGACCCGAAGGACGACGACCGGGATTGAGGCTGCGACTGGATAGAGTGGAATGCGCGCAGTCAGCCTTACAAATCGGATGGGAATGCGGCACCAGGAGAGGCGGCATCGCTCTCCTTTTCAGTTGCCCAAACACGGTTGAGCCAGAGGCGTGCCGGCTGCTCTATGCAATAAAACGACACAATACTGACGACCATTGCGCCTATCGCTGCGATCGGTCGTCCCAGAGTTGATGCATAAAATACTTGCTGCCAGATATAGATCGAATAGGACCATACCCCGAGCGTGCGCAGCGGCGCGAAGTTCAAGGCACTGCGGACCCAGTTGGGACCGGTCTCCAACAGGTTGATCGCTACTGCCAGGCAGCCAACGCCAACGATTGATTGTATCGCCAGTGGCACTGACCACCAGTGCAGCAGCGATCCTCCCACAATTAACATCGGGACCGCCCAGTTCGCGGCGCGGATTGGGCGAGCGCCAAGAAGCGCCAATGCCGAAATGAAAATCCCGAAGCCCGCATATTCGCCGTGGAGGGAGGCAATGTGCAGGGCTTCGCCGTCGCCAAGAACAAACTGATAGACGACGATGGCTCCGGCGGAGAGTAGGGCGATAGCTGCCAGGACGGGAGCTGCTTTTACTCGCATGGATCGCACCAGCAGCGCCACCAGCGATAGCAGAACATACGCCTGTTCTTCAACGGCAAGGGACCACAGGTGCCCGTTGGGGATGTCGCCGGTCTGTGGGCCTACCCATACATAGTTTCGGAAGAAAAGGGCTGAAGAAATTATGGCGTCGCGATTGATCTCCTTGCTCCGGACAAACGCCCAGATCAGCGACAGGGCCAGAAATGTGTAAAAAAGCGGGAAGATTCTCGTGATTCTGCGTTGGTAAAACAAAGGAATGGGAGTGTTGCGCACAAAGAGCAGTCGACCCATCAGCAACCCCGAGAGCACGAAAAACCAGTCGACCCCGAGGCGTCCCAAGTCGATTCCAGGCACTGGAAAGAAATGGCCGACGAGCACAAGAAGAATTGCCATGCCGCGCCATCCGTCAAGATAGCCGATCTTCTGCTCGTTCGAAGTCGCGGTCACCAATGGCGCTCCCAGATTTGTTTTTTTGTAGTTTATATATGGTAACCGAACGGCTGTAACGTCATCCCAGAATCAGTTTTGCACTGCAGGGCATTCGGCATGGATGGTCAAAACGGGATGCTCGCCGGCCACCACTCCTCGACGTCGGCGTGAAAGGCGATGCCTTCGCCCTTGCCGTCACAAAATCGGAAGCCAGGAAGGTTGGGTTCCCACGCACCTTCGCGGCGCTGGCCATCGGCAAGAATGAGCTCGCACAGCTGACCGGGTGAGAGGCGGGAAAGTGCGCTGTCTATCATCGTGGTGCCAAAAGAAAACGCAGCCGGATATTAGAAAGTGTCTAATATACAGGCTGCGTTTATATACAGCGATTGGCCGAGAGGCCTTGATTCTATTGGTCGGGGCGAGAAGATTCGAACTTCCGACCCCTTGCACCCCATGCAAGTGCGCTACCAGGCTGCGCTACGCCCCGACGAAGCTGCATATTATAGCAGAGTGCTTGTGCTTTCTGCCACGCATTGCGATCAGAAACGGCTGAATCTGCTTAATCAAGTTTGGCACCCGTTTTCCGGATGATTTCTGACCATTTTTTTATCTCGGCGGCCATCAGCATGCGGAACGACTCGGAAGAGCCGCCGACCGTTTCCAGGCCCGCATGATTGAGCCGGTTTTTGACATCAGGCATTTTCAGGATGGCATCTATTTCCCGGTTCAGGCGCTGGGTAATTTCCGCAGGCGTGCCGGCCGGCACCAGCACGCCATTCCAGGTAATCGATTCGAATTTCGGCAAACCTGATTCCGCCACAGTGGGAAGTTCCGGCAGGAGCGCGAAGCGGGACGC